TGTAACGTCGCTTCATCCATGCCCGTTCTTGCCTACCGGTATCGTATGTCCTTTCGTTTTTGCATATGCGTCCGCCTGATCGCACAGGTCAACCAACGCCTGTTTTCTGTCGTCCAGTGCGTTCAGATTATAACCCGCCGTCATCATCAGGATCCCGTCGATACAGGCCCGATAGATCCCATACGCCTCCAGCAGGATCGGTAACGTCATTGCGCCCCGTTTGGTCAATTTGCTTCCGTACCGGATGCCCACCGCCGTTCCGTGCACCTCGTCGGTATGACGGACGGAGATCTTATCTTCGCCGTACCGCTCGCATAGGTGCTCTACAGCCCATTCCCATTCGGTGCTTTTTGCTCGCAGGCGATCCGACTTTTCTTCTTTCTTGGCGATCATGTCTATCCTACTATCCTACTATCCTACTATCATACCTTCTTGCCGCCGCTGCTGCGCCATTTTCCTCCGCCGCTGTTCGATCTTATCGGCCAGTTCGTTGACCCGTGCGTTGTCACTGGCGCGAAGGATATCGACATCCGCCTCCACTGCCAGATTCGGCGTCAGTTTCAACAGATCGACCATCTCGTAAAACTCCGCCATCCTCACCGTCGGGTTGGCCGACTGGCTCGTCACCTTGGTCGAATACCGACCGAAATCGCCGGCCATCGCCTCCGCCAGCGCCGGGTCGAGTTCGTTTTCTTCCAGGACGCAACTTAGCTCCTCGTCGCTGTATAAGCCCCGTCCGTGTTCGTCCCGCCGGCGTATCTCCTCCAGAGTCAACTCATATAATTCCTGCTGCGACGTGCGAAAGTTATCGAACACCGGCTCGCCCGTGAGCATGCCCTGATCGCGCCGGACCTTCATGGCCTCTCCGCTCTCGCCGACCGGGGAATCGCCTCGCATCCCCGCGTTCACGTTGGTATTCTTCTCGAAATCGTTCTCGCCCTCTTTGGCCGCCAGGATATGACCCTGGCTTAGTTCCGGCGGCGTAATAAACGTCGGTTTGTCCGCTCCCTTGGCGTAAAAGCCCATAAAGCCGGGTTTGCTCATATTGTTTTTCCAGTTGCTTTCCTCAACCAAACTGTCTTCCTCTACCAGGATTCCGCTGTTGGCCGACGAGTTGAGGATGTGGAGAAACTGCGACCGGCGCTTGTTCAGTTCTCTCTGCGCGTCTTTGATATTATCGATCACGCCCAGGCCGCCATGCGTACCGAAGATCCAGTACGGACTGAACCGGACCAGCGGGTAGTTTGACGATTCGCCCCGAGGATCGTTCTTATGGCTCAGTAATACGGTATCGAGCACTTCCGTCCGTTTCAAACGGGGCACCAACCAGGGTATGAACTCAAAGTCCGGACTCGACTTCGTAAAGGCAATGGCAGACGCTTTATCTTTGCCGGTCACGTCCCACTGCTCGCCGCTGGGAATATGATTTACGATATACCGACGCTCCCACGTCTTCCACCAGCAGCGTTTGACCCGATACCGCCTTGTCAGATGGCGCGATCCGCCGGTAATACGGCTGGCGGTCTTGGAGTAATGGTCATCGTAATCGGCGGCGTAGCTCGACCGGTTCGATGGCCCTATCAGCACATCGCCGCTGCTCGGCTCCATCTCCGCCAGATATCCGCCGCCGGCCCGAATCCGTTCCTCCGCGTTCGGCCATAATCTCAGGATCTGGGGCAGTGTCAGATAATGGATCGTGAACATGTACCTGCAATAATCCTCCGGATCGTTCTGATTGATCGAATAGCCCATGTAGGTCGGATCTTCCAATACCTTGAAGTACGGCAGCGACAGACAGCGCAGATCGCCGTACACCGGATCCGCCGTCCGGTCGGTGCCCAGACCGGCCCACCACTTACCGCCGATCGCGCCCATCATGAACATTTCTGAAAGCACAAAATCCGCCTTAGGTCGAGACGTATCTAGCGCGTGCCGGCACATATAAGTATAGGCCCGCGCCAGTTGCCTTGCACCTCCCACGCGGGGCACAACCTCCATATTCTCGCGGAACTTGCGCTGCAGACCGGAAATCGTATTCACTGTGGACATGCACTTATTGATCGATAGGTGCGGTCGCCCTTCCTGATCAAGCGTAACGATCGTATCTTCGTCCCATTGGCCGTCCCCGCCCATATACATCAAAAAATTTTCCTTGAGCCGCTGCTGCTCCCGCTGGGCGACGTCGTCGGCCTCCAGGTACCACTCCTCTATTTTGTCCACCAGATCTTTGTCCAGCATAATCGTTGCGCTTTCTAAGAAATACGTTCCGGCGAACCGCCCGGTTTGACCGGTACGATCTTGGCATTGCCCTTATAGTTGATCTCCCGATACTGCGTGGGTTCGCCGATATAAACCCCTTCCGGCACCTCCAGTCCGTCCGGCGTCGCCTCGTGGCCGTCCGGCAGTGCTTCGTTTAACTCTGCCACCGGGTCTCGTTCAGTGCTCCCGTCCGGTTCAATCAGTTTGTTCTGAATCTCCGACGCCTGCTCGTCGCTGAGTGAGCTCATGTGATTCTCCACGTCAATACCGAGCGATTTACAGGTATCGAGGATGTATCTCGCTTCGCAATCCAACTCTTTCGCCAGTTCGTAAATACGCATAATTTACTCCTTTTCACCAATTATTTTCTTAGGAAGCCCATGCCGACTGCCTCCTCATCCGCTTGTTATATTCTGAGGGTTTCTTTTTGATCTTCTGCTTCCTCCGTGCGATTCGCGGGTAGGCGTACCAGCCCATCACCGCCGTATCCGCCCGGTTGGGACTGTGGCCCAGCCGGTCGGGTTTTTTAATATCGTCTTTGCTTTCGACCAGTATCCGCTTGCCCCGAAATTCATACAGTACGATGCAGAGTTCATTCACCAAACATCGCCAGTCGTCCTCGCCCATCCATCGGTTCGTACTCAGGGCTATTTCGCCCTCCTGGAACATCTTTGAACAGGCAAACCAGACCTCCGCCCGTTTATTGTGGTATAGTTCCTCGTCGTCCGCCTTTTGTGCCGAATTGATCCCCATCACCCGGTAGGCGTCCCCGGCCAGGCGCCGCTGCCAGTCCACGATCGGGCCGCCGAGACCGCCCTCGTCGATCACTACGGCCACGGCGCCGACCTCCAGCGCCCATTTGTGGATCTCCAAGTTCAAACGGTCGTCGGGGATCTTGCCGAATATCTTCTGGTCGATAATATCTGTGTTTTCAAATAGATATACGACCGATTCATCGTCTCCAAAGCGTGCCGGATCGCATACGATGAACGTTACCTTTTTCCGCTGCATGAACCTACGATTACACGCCTCTTTGATCAGCCGCTCGTAGAGGATCTGGTTGGGTTCCTCGAACGCCTCCCAGCTACCGTCCAGGTAGGCCGCCAGGAGTTCCGGGCGATGGCCGAACGCCATTTTTAATTTCTTAATATAGTCCTTTGGCAAAAACGGGTTGTCGCTGGGCAGCGCCTGGATGAACCGGTAGCCGGGGATCTTACGGTCAATGAACTCCTCCTTGAGCCAGCCACGACGCGGGTTGGCCGTCCAGAGAATCTTTCGCGGCCAGTCCTCGCCCTGGATCTTGCCCCGCATGGTGCCGCGGATCATGCCGGCGTCGTCTCGGCCGAGTTCCTCCGCCTGGTCGATAAACACAATGACGTACTCGCCGGAATTGAACTTGTTGATCGATTCGGTATCGTCGAATCCGCCGTAAAAGAATTTTACCCGGTCATCAACGATGATCTCTCTGGCCTGCTCCTTAATCCGGTACCGGTCCCGGGGCCATTCGCGCTTGAGGGTCTCGAGGGTGGTTTTGGTAAAATCAACGGCCCGCTTGCGTCCGAGAAAACCAACCAACGGCGGGGTGTCGGTGGGTTTCAACTGGAACCGCTCGATAATCTCGTCCGCCTCTAACAGTATCCAGCGCGTGCCGAACACGCTCTTGCCGCCGCCCTTGGCGCCGCCGTAACACTCCTCTTCGGTTTCCGGCAGCTTGAGCGTCCGGTACGCCAGCGATTGTCGCCTGGTAAACATCCATTTGATTTTTTTAGCCGTCATCATCGAACTCACATATAATTCGGGTCCGCTCCGTGATATCGTGCTCCACCTTGTCTTTGATCACCCCATGATGTTTGCCCAGCAGTTCCAGCGATCCCTTCTTGTCATGCAGCTTAATTCTTATGCTCGTCACATTGCCGTCCTTGTCTCGCGACTCCTGAACGCTCTCGATCGCTGCCTGGACCGCGGCCGGCAACGTATCCGAATCCTTGACCCTTACGCCGTTCGGTCCGAACTCTAGTATGTCGGTCATATTCGTAAATGCCAGCTTCTCCAACTCCGCGATCACATCGTCGCCGCTCTTGGCCGACCTCGCTTCCCTCTCCTTACGTCGCTTTGCGATTTCCCGCGACACTTCAACATGTTTCAACAACCTCTGGCCCTGAGAATAGGCGGTTCGTTTGCTGTACCCCGCCTTCACCGCCGCCTGGGTCGCGTTCGGATCGAGGAGGTACGCCTCGACGAATCGTTGTTGATACTCAGTCCAACGGCCTTTGGTCTTCTTGGACTTTATCGCATGTTTTTTTCCCTTCTTTTTCCTTTTCATCTTGCCCATACGCTATAATTATACCATACAGACCGGTCGGGTTGGAAATGTTTAAGGGATAATATTGAGAAAATCATTTAATTTAAGTTGTAAGTGGTTTAGCAACCTTCACTTACAATCCAT